AAGTTTCTTGTTTTCTTTGATCACGTAGTCAATAAATGTTTTAGGATTAACAGCACGAATGCCCACCATGTGTCGTCCAAACTTAACGAACGCACGATAGTAAGGACTAGCCACAAAGTCTGTGTATGACTTCATCTTAGCCGAACCCTGTGTTAGTTCATAGAAGCGTAGATATGATTGGAGTCCAAACTGTACCCCAGTTTCTTTTTCCTCTTGCCAACGTCGTTTTTCTTCGCAGAGATGCACTACAAGGCTTGACTCCTTGCGGAATTCTTTACTACAATATTTGCACTTATAGCTCGGCTTTAATTGATTTGTCATCAAGTCCGAGGTTTCGTGCCATGTCTGCAATATCTCGTTTATCATTGATTTTTGCCATCAGGTCTATTTCATCAGATTTCATATTAGGATACAACTTGGCCAAGAACTTCTGACTTTTATTATCTCCCTCTTTTTTCTTTGCCGCTAACCAATAATGGAACTGCGGACCCATCGCTGGACTAACGCTAGTACAAGTTAACCATTGAAGTTTGGTGTGTTTAGATCCCAAGTCAAAGAAATGTTTGTTTACACGTTCATTAGTAGCCATTAGGTAATAGGCTTGTAGATCTTTATTGCCGCTGACGTTGGCACCATATTTCAACATCAGATATGTTGAGAATTTCTTACGATCTTCGTCTGTGAAGTTATCATAGTAACTACGATCCTTGCGATCATATGCCTGCATTTCATATTTGATTTCTAAACTACTGCTCACTTCTTATTCCATCCCTTGCTGAGATAACCTAATATCCTATCTACACTAGACTGCATATTGTTATATTTGTTTTTTAATGATGTAATCTCATCTGCTTGTTGATTAACTAAATCTCTTAATCTATCAAATTCTATCCTGCCTTCGCGGATAGTTTTATCATGTGACATTAGGTTTGGACGCGGTGGAGCATTTGGATCCACTTCACGTTTCTTTTTCTGTTTGAACATTTTTGGGTTAAACATCTTTATATTCCTCTGAGAGCTTATATATAATTATACATTCTTCCACCGCATGTTGTAAAGCATTATTACGGTTACGATGTCGGTATATATCCTCCCACATGCGCTGTTCAATCTGTTCTTTGGCTAGCCAGCTTTGTCCGATCATTACACGAGATTCTGGAGGTGCCCCGATCTCTCGGGCATAGGTAGTTTCGCCACCATCTGGGCTTTCATATATGTAGGTTGCACCTGGTTTTAAATTACCCATTCTTTTACCATATTTTACCGTAGTCAACTACTTCGCTTTGGCGTGATATATCTTTGACAAAATAAGCACACAATGGATGTGGGCCATCATTGATTGGCACAGCCAACATCTGCCCTGGACGTAGTTTTGGGAAATACCACTTGACATCTTGATATATATCCACGATCTCAATCGGGTGGAACTCTGGTTTAAAACTGTCTAAAGGATTAAAACAGAACACGCTGAATCCACGATCGTTAATACTAGTCAATGGAATAACTTCTAAATCACCAAAGTCTGGTTCACCAATGAGTATCTGCCAATCTACAGGCATCTTAACTAGATTGCCACCAATGCGTAATACCAGGGCAGGACTATTAAATGATTCCAAAAAGATCAATGGAATGAAGAAGTAGTCTGGGTTCTTTGGATCACTATTATCTAATATAGCAAAACGTAGATCCTCAACTTCGTCCGGTATCTCATTCATCTCATATGCTTGGTTTTCTAGGGTTAGTATATACATAAATTACTGCCAATCGGTCTTTTCAACAACGAATGGGTAGTTAGCCTCCTTGTAAAATTGCTTTCTTTTTGTTAAGTGTCTTTTGGCAAACTTGCATGTTGATGTTATGTCCCAGATTTGGACGAAGTCTTTGTCTTCCGCTTTGCGAATGCCACGCCCGATACTTTGGATGACCCTAACAAAGCTCTTACCGGGCTCAATAAGCACAAGATTAAAAACTCTAGGAATATTAATACCAACAGCAGCAACCCCATAAGTGGCGACAATAACCTTATCGTCCATAGTCGCAATATCGTCATATTGTTCTTTTCTATCATCTGCTTTAGTGCCTCCTGACACGAATACAGCATCTTTAATTTTCTCTATCAATGCACGCCCTGGCGCGATACGATCTACCAGGACCAGTGTGTTGCCTGATTTACGGATCGACTCTACCAACTTGGCGATATAGTTTAATCGTTCTTCTGTTTCTAATAGATATCTTAATTCACTTTGATAATCTTTATATTCTACATGATCAACTAACTGTAGAACGTTTACATGGCAGTTGGCTAATACACCCTGCTCTTGTAGTTCACTAGCACTTAATCGGCCAATAACGTCACCTATACTACACTTTAGGCTGACAAATTCGTAGTCTTCTTTAGGTATCGTGCCAGTTAATCCCCAGCGTATAGGTACGTGTGCCATTACACCAGTAAGCAGTGTTTTAAGCGCATCTGCCTTGGCCATGTGTACTTCATCAACCATGACACAGACAACATCTTGTAGGAACTCACCGATGGTGATGTCCACTTCATGATTGCGTGATCCTTTAAGCAAGATGTTTAGGCTTTGCCAAGTACAGATAGTGTGTGTCTTACCAAACTCTTTACGATCTCCAAAGTAGACTCCAACATCAAGTCCCATGTTTATATAGTCTGCTTCTGTTTGTGTGACCAAACTCTTGTTTGGAACGATGACTATAGTACGTCCATGTGGTTCACAGCAATAACTCAGTGCCGCAGTGATTAAAGTTTTGCCTGCACCTGTAGCAATTTCTTGTAAGCATTGTGGATTCTCAAGGAACTTGTTGATAATCTCAACTTGATAATCACGTAGGACAATCGGTTGTCCTGCCATAGGATGTTTCACCGGCCAGTTAATGTGTTTAAATGTATCTTCTGTTACTTCTTCAAAGTCATACTGTGTTTTGTAATCACGTAGATCTTCTAGCTCTAGATGATATCCTTGACTGTCTAGATAAGGAATGATCTCCGGTAATAGATTAACATAGGTGCTACCACCCATTTGGAAGAATGCTATCTTACCATCCCATCTGCCTAGACGAACTGCGGGTAAATAACGTGCACCAGGTATCTCATACTTGAACATATTGCTGAGTTCTTTGCGTTCATGCAAGTCTAAGCCTTCTATCTTTACATTAACTTCATCTTTAATTATTAGTCGGGCCAAGGCCATTAGTCGTGTTCTCTTATTTGTGTTGCACCATAGTAGATGATCTTTTCTGCTCTACGTGTCCAGTCCATCTTACGTCCACCAAACATCATCTCAAAGGTAGTTACCATCAATGGCACAGGAAAGTCCCAGGTCGCAGGTATCTTTCCAGCATACACTACTTTAACACGATACGGATCATAATCGCTAGTCTTTGTTTTACCATTTCTATCAAATCTCACTATCTCTTCTTCTTCAAAGCGTGAGAGATCTATTTCAAACAAGGTAGGATTATAAATGCAGACGGGATAACGATCAGTGATCTCGGCATAGTCAAATATCATATTCAAGTGTGTAGGGCTTGGCGGTAGGTGTATGCTGTGCTTGCTACCAATGGCTACCAATGCTGTAGGATAATGTTCCATACAGTAATTCTTGATGTCATCATCTATGTCATATCCACATAAGCCGGCATAGTCAATTAACTTGACTAGATTATCACGTCCAAACCCACCACGAAGTTCTATATATTCATTTAAACTTGTTGATGCATTGGTAATAGCATATTCACTACCTTGTTGGACCAGTTTAATCTCATATAGTTGCTGTTCGCATTCAAGTATCTGTGCAAATAACTCCTGCACCTGATGATCAACTTCAAATCCATAACCGTTAGCCCAAGGTATAATCCAATTGACATTGTATTCTGTTATAGCCAAGTTCCATAGTTTTTTATCACGATCATACCAGGCCTTACCTTGGCTTTCTTCTCTAAAATTTTGTAGCTCTTTGATCAAGTCATTGTCATAGGGGAACTTGACTACTATGTTCCCGTCTTCTAACCAAACAGCCTTGGTACGATCCATCTTGCGTGGTGCCAAACGGAACACAGGTGCTTCGACTGTGCTTACATCTATCCCTAGTTTAGCGAACTGTCTACGGTACTTTAATACCAGTTTAACAGCTAGTTCTGCTTGTTTATCAGTGAGTGCTGTGCCAAACACAGTAGTTGATGCCATGCTGTTGACTATGGCTATGTCATAGCGGGCCAGACTTATTCTATTCACGCTGTGTGGTGTTATTAAAGCAGTAAGGCCCACTTCATACCCACCAAGGTATTCCAAATAGTCTTCGACGTGCGGATAGGTTAACATACTATTAGTATACGATGGTTAGTATTAGAAAGTCAACCTAAAAAGAAGCCCGAGTATTTCTACCTGGGCTTTGAGGTCATCGCACTAGGAGCTAGACAATAGATAAGTGCGATGAAAACTGTTACTAATATATAGCTATCTAATTATACAGATAGCGTAATATTGATATTAGATCTTTCTTAATGCGTAGTTAAGTCCAGCCAGGGCAAAGTTGATCACAGCACCAATCAAATTACCAGTGCCTAGTGCGTCAATTCCAAAGGCTGTAAATAAGCCTATTAGGAACCAAGTAACCTGCACTGAGTTTATTACCATCCATGTTCTAAATTTATCGTACATATACTTCTCCTTAAATTGATTTCATACAAGTCGATAAAGCCAACGCAGACCATTTCATTGGAAAGCTCTTACGTAACTGAGCGATCTTGATAGCCATACGCAATGAAACTTCACGTAACTTGTTTTGGTTTTCAGTCATAAAGTCGATGATCTCGTCCTGTTGGATCTGATCAAAGTCATAGTCTTCAAATAACATACCTGTGCGTGCGATCTGTTTGATACGCAGGATCTTATCACGCATGGTATCTAAAGTTAAATCCAAATAGTGACAACGTGATTGGATAGCATCCAAGTGGTCACGTGTTTTTTGCGATTTCATTTGATCAAACTTTAAGTTTGTGATAAAGATAACTCCGCCTTTGAAATCGAACTGGTCTGGAATACCTTCGTTGCGTAGGCTATGGCTATCTGCTAACCATGAGATCCTACGTTTCTTACTTGAGTCAAGTGCACCTTTGAGCAAGTTCAAACATACATCATCGAGCAGGATGCTGTCACAGTCATCAAACACGATAACTGAGTTATCATCACTATACTTGTAAAGTGCCTTATACATACCTAGTGCGGTTGCCGTGCCTTTGATCATCTCTGACTTAACACGACGTCCTGAGATCTGATCAAAGAGGTTTGCTTTTTCTAACTGCGATTCGATACCGTATGACTTACCAACACCCGGAGGGCCTGCCACGATCATAGCACGGATATCTCCGTTTAATACTGCCTTGGTCATGTCATCTAAGATCTCGAAACGTTCTGCGATACGAGCGATAACTGCCTCGTCATCTTCTTGTGATGCTACCACAGGTGCTTCTGAGGCGTCTACTAGTTCATAATCTGTAAGACTAGATACATTAACACGGATTTTGTCTTTACCAAAACGACCAGTGCCGTCTACTGTGATGTAACCACCCTTTGAACCTAATTGGAATTGTTTGATGAGTGGAAACACTTCATCTCGAACTTCTTGATTGCGATAACTGCCGTTCTTAATTTTTACGAATGCCTGCATTTGTCTAGTCCTTTATATTAGTTAAAATATTATGAAACAGTTGTCTGTTTTCTTATTATAGTAATATTATAGCACCAAAAAGTGGTTTTGTCAACCACTTTTGGGATATGTAAGTCATTGATTTATAACGGACATTAAGCCAAATAAATTGAGGTTTCCTCTATAAACTAGTCAGGATCTAAGTAATCGGATATTTGGTGTAATAAATACAGGTGCAGGCTTTTTGATTAATAAAACCGGCACTAACTAATAATCTGGAATTATTAATATATGGATTTTTCTAAATTTAGAATATCGCAAGAAAAATATGATAGCATCAAAGGTGATGAATGGCCATTATATGAAAATTTTATCACAACGCGATTATCGGATCTAAACGAAATAGTTAAAGAAGAGATTATTAAGTTCAATGAAGAATCTGTCGTTGTTCCTGGATTGGATTACTTTTTACAAAACCATACGCATAACTACTATAATATCCATTGGGAAAATTTAAGAATCAAATTTAAAAATTCAGAACTCATAGGCGTAAATTATTCGCATAGTTGGCAGGATATATTTGTATTAAGTATGTTAAATGGTAAGATGGATGGCACTTATTTAGAAATAGGTGCTAACACACCAATTGAGTATAGTAATACTTTTTTGTTAGAATATTTTTTTAATTTCAATGGAATCAGTATAGATAAACTTGATCTCAGTTTAGCATGGAAAATAAGACCAAAAGCAAATTTTTTATGTGAAGATGCAGTAATGTTAGACTATCACGCATTATTAAATACTAATTTTGTACAAAAGCAAATTGATTATTGTCAAATTGATATAGATTCACCAATTAATAATTTGACTATACTAAAATCTTTACTATCGAGCGGATATAGATATTCTGTATTTACTTACGAAACATGTGCAGATTTAGATTATGCCTCCGAGGTCAAAGAATCCATAACTGAATCAAGGAATCTTTTTCTAAAAAATGGATATGTGCTGATAGCATCAGATGTATTACATTGGTCCGATAATGAATGGATTAGATTAGAGGATTGGTGGGTCGATCCTACTGTCATTGACCCTACTATATTAGATAAATTTAAAAATATTATTCCTCTAGATAAAAAGAATCCGTTTTTTTTGCTTATTGATACTGGAGAATGAATAGCTACGTTATCGATCTTCAACGTCTAAATACTGCTGGGCCATGTCAATTATGCCAGCTAAACAGGTAGGGCAAAAAGCCACAGGCAATATGCCAATATAACCCACAGTGCCGCCTTCATCTTCTGTATAATCGCATGAGCATATAGAACACACGTGGTTTTCTTCTAGATATTCTTGATGTTCTAATTCCTGTTGATGTGCTTCTGCACTAGTCAATTTGGCCACCTTCTGATTCTACTACCGCTTTTTGTAATTCACGATTGACCATCTTATAGGCCGCACGTTCCATACTGTCTAGATCATCCCAATTTTCTTCCATGCTGTTTAAGGCACCAAAGAGATTGCGATGTCCATATGCTTCGCCAGCAAATTGAACTATGCTATAGGCTTCTTCTATTTCCATATATACAGGGGTGCCCATTATTATTCTCCAAGTTGGAATTTTTTAAGATATTCTTTGGCTTCGGTCAGGTCTGTCACAGGTTCAACAGTGTCTAACAACATAGCATGACGTGATAGTTGTAGTATCCTTTGGGCACGATACAAACGTTCATACCGACTTTCACCTGGGTAGGGTTGGCTCCATTTTAAGTTCATTTGATCTCCTCACTGATGGCTGATTTAAAATCGTTATCCCAAGGTTGTTCATCTCTAATGCTAGTTGGAGAGCCTTGGATGATTTCTTCTAAGGTTTTAGTAGGTGTACTGTGAGGAACGATCTTCTTTACTGGCACTGAACTAACTAGAGAATAGATCAGATATGGTGTTGCGATAACACCCAATAATACCAAGGTTCCATTGGATCTTAATAATTTGCCAAAAGCATCAAACATAGTATTTTGTTCCTTTTCTAACTTTATAGAAACA